TCTTTACCTGTGAGGGGGTCAGCAGGGTTTATAAGCCCTTCATCAATTCCTCGTTTTAATAGCCTATCGTAGGTTTGTTTTGACATCCCTTCTTTAAGCATTGCGTCTAGGGTTTTCTTCATTGTTTCAGACTCAGCGGCATCAGCGTAAATGTCTCGCATAGCGAACTTGGCTTTGACACTGTCACCGATGTTTGTAAAGAATGCATCGTGTACAGTACCAGTTGGCACTTTGTTCTTTCGTCCCCACAAGTGGAACTTTCTAACGAGAGTAGCATCATTCATATGATTGCCATTTACACCGAGACCAGATCGAGCTTCAATAATAGAAGACTTACCTAGAAAGCTACCATCAGTCACAGTATCTTCATATATGTTAGAAACTCTACGCCCAGTAACTGGGTCAGTAAAGTCAACTCTATGTTGGACTTTTGGTCGGTATCTTTGATACAGCGTTTTGCCGTCCATAGTAACCCAAGGTATATCTACCTTCTGAGTGTCTAGGATATAAGCCTGCGCCGCGTCTTTCCAGAAATCTACGAAGTTTTCCGTAATAGGAGCAATCTCAGCCAAGTGGATTGACATTATTCTTGCGATTTCTTGGAAGTCTTTAGGGCCAACAATTCCTGCCCTAACATTTGTTAGTTTATCTACAAACTCTTCTACATCAGGGTGTGAGTCTCTTGCCATTGCTCTCAACTTATTCCCCACAGGGGCGTTGTTGTTTACAACTTCATTAATCTCAGCACGTAGCGTCCTCAACGAGGTGGCTACAGCAGGGGAGTTTGCATTAACAGCTTTCTGTATGTCTAAGTCAATGGTTTTGTTTATACCATTAATCTCAGCTTTGGAGACAACTGTGAACTCTTTCTTAGCTAGAACCTTTGCTAGTTTATCAGAGATAGTACCTGCTTGGGTGGCACGGCCAGCACCATAGAAGGCTACCATCGACTGACCTTTAGCCGCTTTAGCCAAGTCTTCGAAGTCGAGGTCATTACCAAGAGGTGACAGCTTTCTAAAGGCTGGGTCACTCATAGTCGCTTCTGCTACAAGGTCGTAAAGGCGGTTCTTGCGGTCTGTTGCAACAACATTGGACGCTAGTGCTAATTGCTTATTCCTAGTGGAAAGCGCAATCAACTGTGCTCCAGATGCTGATGCATCGTTTTCATTTGTTAGCTGGGTTAAAAAGGTTCTAAGTCTTTTCTTATCATTAAAATCACCATTAACATGTTTATGAAGTCTGGTGTATTCTAAAGAAAATCGAGCTAACTTAGGAAGGTGATCAGGGTCTGTTTCTCTTACAAGAGGATGTTCTAGGAACTCTCTTAACCTACGAGGTCTTTGAGTTTTAGCTAGGATTAGTTCTCCTAACTCCCTAAACTGCTTTTCTCTTGCTTGAAAAGCCCTCATCCTTCCAGCGTTTGTTAATACAGATTGAGCTTCACCAGTCATAGCTCCCATTTGAACCATCATCTCAAAGAGGATGTCATCGTCAAAAGCTACTTTCTTAGTTGTATTAATAAAAGGACGAATAAGCTCACCACCTGCTGGGTGTAAATAACCTGCGGTGTATACGCGACCTCGTCCATCAATCTGTACTGGATTTCGGAAAGACTTGCCTCTTTGGTAATGCCACTTTACAGTCTGCATTAAACCAGTACCCATTTCTCCACGGGCTAGGATAATCTTTCTAAATCCGTTTAATTCATCATACTTCGCTACGTTACCTCTTGGGTCACGGAAGTGGACTAAGTCATCCATAAAAGGAGCAAAGTCAGCATCTACTTCCCATTCAGAATCCATAGCGTGGTTAAGCATGTTAGCAAAGTCTTTGTCTACTAGATCTTGATCGTAGTTAGCACCAGCACGCCTAGTAATCATTGATTCACCAGTATTGCTACCTCTTGAGTCAATGTATTCCTTGTTACCTGCTTTAGCGTAAATACGGTCTCTATCATTAACGATACCAATCCTTCTAGAGTAAACTAACTCTCTACTAGCTCTTTGCAGTCTAAGCATAGCAGGGTCAATGATGTTTACTTCCCTAGAAATAGTATCTTTGTAGGAGCCTATTTCGGTTCGACCACTATCTAAATCAATAAGGCCTCTACGTGTAGTTCCTCTAATACCTATTTTTATCTTACCTTGGTCAACAAGACCATCAAGGATTTTAGAACCCATTTTGTGGAACTCGTTGAGAGTAGGTTTAGCTAAGAACACATCAAAGTCGTTTTTATTGTTTTCGTATAAACGCTTTCCTATGTTAATAGATAAGGTATCGTAATCAGTAGACTTACCTGTCGCAATGCTTTTCATAATAGCAGAAAGTTCTTCTTGCTTTTTAGCAATAAAGGAAGCTTCTTTCATTCTCTTTTTATATTCACTTCTTTTCTTAGCGTAGAAAAACTCTAAGTCTAAAATCTTTCTAAGGGATTCACGACCATTAGCTAAGAACTCAGTGAGAAGAGAGTCATTAGGTTGTCCTTGTAATTTTCTTGAAAGCCTTTTACCTCCCGGTAACTTTTCAATCTGCTTAAGTATAGTCTTACGGGCAGAAGGTAGCTCTGGTAGGAATTTAGGTACAGCAGGAAAATAACTGCTTAAAGGAGAACGACCTTCAAGGTATGCCTTTTTAGCAAGGGCAAGACCTTCTGTGTCGGCCCAGCTGTTAATGTATTTTTGGTTTGATAGTGTTCTATCTGCTAATTCATCAAAGGTAGTCCATCTACCTAAAATCTGAACAGAGGGTTCATTAGCACCAAACTTAAACTGATTACTAGCGGCACGAGATCTTCTATCTAAAATACGAGAGGTATTCACAACAGAGTTAACCATCTCGGCCCTAGTAACAGCCACGTAATTAGCCCAAGGCTTTTTATCCTTTGCAAATCGTTCAAAAAGTATTCGAAGGTTTTCAACTACTGCACTTTGTTGATTTACTGACAACCCATCATTTTCTAAAGAGAGTGCAAACCTTTCAATAAAGTTTTTCTCTTCTAAAGATAATGTTTTTGACGACTTAAGAAAGTCAATCCTTTCCTGTAGAACGTTATGGTCAGGGTTGTAAATCAACGTTGACTTTTGTTCTCCAGTGAGAGGGTCTATACTTAAGTTTCTTTCGTCATATTGGTTGTTAGCTCGTCTTCTAGAGATTTTCTTCCCAGCTACAGAAGTACCTCGATAATCAACTAAGCTAAGGGTGGATCTATTATCCATCGCTTCAACTTTAAAGAATTCTCGAAGTTCATTTTCTCTAGACGTATTACGCATAACCGATTTGGGAGTACTTATCCCAACCTGTGCGGCATTTCTTGCCGCCACGGAGGTTACAGTGGTTTTGGTAGGTATGATAGTCGTAGCCGCGTTATCTATCCTACGAAGTGCAGAAAGGGATAAACCCTTACCTTTTGAGTTGGTGAATGATTTAAGTGAGATATTGCCACTATTAAATAAGTTAACCTTATCTTGACTACCTTCTAGATGGCGTAGCTTAGTGGATTCAGGTTGTCTCTTTAACCATTGACCGTAGTTTTCCTTGTTAGGGGATGCTCCATTTAATAGTGCAATCCCATTGGCTTTCATGCTGTTAAGTGCTTTCTTTTTAATCTGAGGACTTTTAGAATCCAAAAGCTCGTCATGAGACTTAACAACAGGAATTAGTGTAGATCTACAACGCCAGTGTAGGGGCGGTGTAAATCGAGTGTCATCCACATCATAGATTGTTCCATCGTGGTGAGCACAAATTTGAGATGTTCTAGAATCCAGAACAGCAGTAAATCGAACGCCTTTAAGGAGTTCTTTGTTTTCTTTAAATGTGTTTACTTGAGCAAGTGATTGAGTTCTAGTGATGCTGGTTCTTACCAACGCACTAGCCTGCGCTCTTGTTAACTTAGTTTTTCCTATTACATTGGTAACTATGTCTTTCTGGGACATACCTGTAGATACACCTAAATTAATAGTGTTTTTAATCCTTACAAGCTCCATTACACCTAAATTCTTAACGTGCTTAGATAACTTGTCACCTTGTACATTAGTTCCTATTAAGTCGTTTAGAGTTTTCTTCGCGTTTGTTCTCTTCACAGTTGCTACTTTAAATATTGATTTATTAAGGTTGTTTGCTTGGAAATCTGTTTCAAGTAAAGCAACCTCTTTCATACTGTTGGTGAGGGAGCTATCTAGCTCTTTTGTAAAGCGTAATACTTCTGGCTCTACTTGTTCTACCATTACTTTTTTAGAAAATGGATTCTTACCTCTGAAAATCTTTCTTAATCGGGACTCGTGCCTACGTACCACACGGTTAGCGTCTGTCTGTATGCTTTCTTCTACAAAGCGAGACATTCCTGCATGATCAATAGCTCGATCATAAATTTCATTGTTTA